AGGTGACACGCGCACTGAGAGGACCCAAATTTCAGGTGATTGTACTAGACCTGACACCCGAGGGTGGGACTACCTGTACACACGTACCAGAACGATGCTCTCTTCGAAGCAGCAGCTCTTGGCTGACTCGAAGGCTGGTATGTGCGCGCATTGCTTTCGCCATGCGTTTGAACAGCTCGCACAGCAGTGCAATTCGACACCACACATGCATCGGCGCATGCGGGTGCCGAATTATTGCCGTAGGTGCTACAAGCCAGGATACCTGGGTACCATCGTGTCCATGTACCGGAAGACCAAGTGCATAACTCGAGCAGCCGCTCATTTTGTGGGTCACACAGAATTGAGCGGGAACTCGCAGCATGGGCCTTTCGTCATGGAAGATTTCGAGTTCGGTCACGCACCCATCCCCGACGGCGGGGTTACTTGGGTGACGAACGATGACGACATTGATTTCTTCCCTGAAGACATATGGGTGCCGGATGAAGTTACCAGGTTTATCTTTTTACCGACCGAGGTGTTGACGGCTGCGATCAGCCTTGTCAACAAGGCCGGGGCTACGGCAATGACCGGGGCGAAGCCGCCCAATGATTGGTTGCAGATAGCCAATTTGGTCACGCAAACGAAGCATAACGATTCTGCTTGGGACCCCGAGGATTATGCGTTTGCACTTTGCACCGTTGGGGCATATGCGATCATTGACGAGATTCAATGCGCTATGCCTTCATACACCTTTTGGGACTGTTTTACCGGCGCGATTCCGTTCGAGAAAGCGAGGCAGGACGACGAGATAGGATATGCTTGGTCACGTTACCGGCCGCACGAGGGGTCCCCCACCGTGCGGCCATTAACTGACAAGGGCGCGGCTTCCAAGGATGAGAAGCCGAAGGATCCTAACCGGCCGAATGTGGCACCACCGCCACGGCCGATAACGCCGCCGCCTGGACTCGAGGAAATCGCCGCCGAAAAGACAGAGGTGGACGAGCAGATGGGTGCTTACATTAACGGCACCCTCCTGAACTCCGAAACGGTCGTGGTTGAGCAAGGCGACCATGTTCAGGACAACAGAACCGCGACGGGGGAGATCGGCCAACGCACGGCGAGGGCCCGATTCCCGAAGGCGTCGGAGAACAAAGAGTTTCTCTTTTCGAACGATCCCAATAATTTGATTGCGGCTGAGAATCTCCGCAATCGGGACATCGGGGAGGACAATTTGACTCCGGAGCAGGCCAAGGCATTTGATGCCGCCGTCGAGGCGCTCAAGACCCATTTGTTCACAAAGAACAGGGTGAAGAACGCCGAAAGGTTCATTGAGAGAACGACCAAGGTGCTTCCGAAGAATCGTTCTGAAACGGCGAAGATGCAGATGCACATCGACGCCTTGAACGAAGATGCCGACGCAGGCGTACCCTTTTCCGTACTAGTGGATGCCTTCACCAAGAAGGAGGTGACTGGTAAACCCAAACCGCGGGCCATTGTGAACCACGGTAACAAACGGGTTTGGGGGATGGCCAAGGCGTCGGCGGTGTTTGAGGATGTGCTTTTTCATGGTATTCCGTTTGCTTGTATCAAGCACGCGGAAAAACATGAGAAAATGAACGAAATTTTCAGCAATCTTGACGGCTTGCACCCAGCCATCAATGATATGTCTGCGTTCGATTTCGGAATTCACGAGCGACTCAAGCGAGCCGAATGTGACATTCTGAAGCACATTATGCGCATGATGGACCTCGACGCCGACAATGAGGGATTCTGCTACCGAGTTGTCGACGCGCGCACCAAGGCATGCACATGGGTACTTCGTTACCGTGATGCCGCCGGTGCCATGTGCACCCTCAAAATCAATATGCCCAGGACCATGCGTGAGTCCGGAGACCGCATTACATCCAGCGGGAATTTCCTTCAGAACCTCTTGGCATGGTTCACCTTCCTTGTTCGACCTGACAAGATGGAGGCAGCCATTCAGAGTCTGATTAGAACTCGCGGACGGGGTTTCCGATACACCAGCGCCAGGGATGGCAAAACCTACAACGCATTCCTCGCTTTTGAAGGGGACGACACGGTCGGTGGATTCGAGGAAAGTTTGATTCTTATGAACAACGGACAGTTGATCAACGAATTTTTCCGCGGATACGGCTGGAAGGCGAAGTTGGAGGTGATTGCCATCACAGGTGATGCATGTGTGACATTTGTTGGCTTCACGGCCTTGTTACGCAACGGGCGCATCGTCAAACAGGGCAGGAACGTTGTCATGTTCCCGGAAATACGCCGCATCTTGAATGACAAGCCGTGGACAACCACGGACATTCCGGATGAGGAGTATCATCCTTCGGTGGCTGTCTATGCCACCTGCATGGCAAACGAATTCAAGCATTTCTTACCGATGCATGCGTTTTTCACATCCATGCGCAACGATCATTTGGCTCGCGGAGGCGAGGTTCGCAAGAACAATGCGATGTTGCGAGATTTGTACGTGAAGATGCATGGAGAAGTGGGAACTGATGAGGAAGTGCTGAATCATGTGCCAGACGCAGAAGAGTACTTGGACGGTGGTCAAGATTATTACTCTTTGGCGAAGGTACATGCTGGCGATTTCACCGCGCAAGAGATATCTTGCATGTGTGGTTTGGAGTCGCTCGAGCTTCATGGGCGGGACTTGGCTTGCCTCGTCCCGGCATCGTGGCTCGGCGGCTAGAGGTCGTTCTCGTTTCACCCTGCCCGCCGGGGGCGTTAATGTTGTGTTTTGGGGATTGATGAGAGCACCACTTTGTGGTACGTAGAACCCGGGATTACTTTTGCGCGTGAGCCTGGGGCGCATTAGACAACTCCGACCCGTTGCTCGTCGGGCGGAGGCAAGATGGAGTGCGGACGTCTTTTGCGTATGATAGAGACGGTTCAGTCGTGAAGATCTTACTGAACTGCGCGGGCTTTATATGCCTGGCCCGCGGCCGACGATAATGTCTAGCTGGTCCGTCGGTTCGAACCCTTATGCCTCAGTAGCTGTCGGGTCTGGACGGTGAAGAGCCTGGGCGCCTTGGCACGGCGAACGGTGAGGGCTGCAGCTTGCCTTCTTGGTTGGGTTGGGAACTGCGGAGAGTTCCTGTGAAAGCTGCATGGTGCAACGGTAGACTGGCGAAGCCTGTGAAGTATTTTTACAGCAGGTGGATGTAGCGTCAAGGTATCCCGTCTTGGTGCTTAATGGTTACGTTAGTGGTTGCAACGCTCTGCTAACAGAATACCTCCGTTGTAGCACGATCCAGGTTGACTTGAGCTCTTGGACGGCTTGGCTGATACGTGGCGTGGCTTGACCACGTGATTGGCTTACCACAAAATGGCACGGTTGAGAACCTCGTACGCCGCTACCCCGGCTATTACCGATCCCTGACACACTTTAAACCATTTCTAAAAATTGCATAACGCGTCGAAAACCCATAAACAAACGGCGCATCATATGGACGTTTATCGAACCAAAACGTCCTTGTACGTATTTGTGCGGCCCCCACCTGTTCACCGGAGCAGAGTGGCTCAAGGTATTACGCGCTTCCGCATATTGTATGAGTGTCTTGGTCACGTTTTTGTCGACCGTTGTTCGGTCTTTTTCTCATTGCTTGAGCGATGGTGAAAGGCAAGTCAGCGAAGATGCTTGCGAAAGTTCGCAAGGACTTGAAGTTGAAGAAGAAGCCGTTGGCTGCCAGACGCGCTGTGCGGCGCAATGCCGCGATTGTTTTGGCGCAAGGTGCGGTGGCACCGCCGAGGAAGAATTTTGGTACCGCTGCCATTAGGCGCCGGCCAAATCGTGCTTCCCTGGTGAAATGCCTCGACGCACGCATTCCACGCACTCTGGGATTGCCCAGAGCTGTAGGGCCTTACACAGTGATTCGCACGACGTCGTTACATCCGTCATCTGCGCGATTCATTATGTTTTGTCCTTTCATGCGTGAGAAAGACAACCGACCCGCTTGGTTGCCATGGGCAGGTGTTGAGGATGTGGCTGCGTCTGGGGCCATTAATGACCCTAACAACACAAAGCCGATCACCATGCCTATGGCCCAATTGTTACACAGCTGTGAGGTCGTCCCCGCCGCAATGACTGTACAGGTCATGAATCCTGCTTCATTGCAGCAGGCAACGGGCATATTTGCCATGGCGCGGGTGAACCAACAGCTTGACATGGGCGGTAACACCATCACATGGGAAGCTTTGAAGAACGAC